GTCACTGAAGCAGGTACAGTTTACAAGTGTTTAGCAGTAGCATGGAACGATCAAGCGTGGAACGACGAAGTAGCAACCATTAAGCAAAATGCCACACTGTCGGGCAGAACAGTTGAAGAAATGTTATTCTCAGGTGCTAATAGCTTATCGGCAGCAATGAATAACATTGAAAACAAATCAACAGAAGCTGGCGCACAAGCAGAAGGCGATCAATTTTATATTGTATTCCCAGATACCAAAACAAGTGCTGAAGAATCATCAATACTTGGAGTACCATCAGCGGGGCTTACTGATTTGCCGGTTGACTATCAACAGCTTTTTGAGTCGCTAAAAGGTACTGGATCGCTAGGCGATGATGGGCAAAATAGTTTAGATAATTTTGAAAACGATATCAACACATATCAGCTTGGTACTAGTAAAAGTTCTCACGATTTAGGTTCGGAAATATATAGCTCCTACAAAGGTAATATGAATGTAATCGGAAAGTCTGAGATCATTAAACAGCCTGAAGATAGAGAAGCGCATGTAAACACTAGCGAAGATAACGCAGCAGCCGACGAAGATCGTATGCGTAATAATCCGCAAAACTCGCTGTTGCCAGGCGATTCGAGAAGTGTACAAATATATGCCGGACAGAAGTTAATTAACGTTATTGAAGAAGTTATCCTTGCTAGTAAATATGGCCGAGAGTACGGCATGTGGAAGCCTGGATCAGAGTCTCCGGGTAAATGTCCTTGGTTTAAGTTACAGTGCTTTGTGTTAGCAACAGATGGACCTAAGGAAGCACAATCGGGGCGTACAGGAAAAATCTATATCTATCGTGTTATTCCGTATCAAGCATCAATGAACAGATTTGCTGCTCCAGGATCTAAAGGCATCGGTGGAACTAATCCTCATAGAATTTACAATTATATCTATACAGGCAAGAACAATGACATTCTTGATCTTGACTTAGACTTTAACTATTCGTTCTATGTTCCGATTGGTAACGATATCGGACAGCTTGAACGATCATCTACTGAAGGCTTACCTGCAGGGCAAACTGATTCTGATCCTAATATGGTGCCAAAGGTTGCTACTAGACCAGACACATTCGGAGATGAGGACAGTCTTACTCAACTAAGTAAGCCTGTTACTAATCCTTCTAAGACAACCGGCGCTCAATTAGTACAGCACCCCGAAACACAGAGTAATAGAAACTGGCACGAGATACTAATGAACTCTAAAGTTGACCTGCTTAGCATAAAAATGAAGATTCACGGCGATCCTTATTATCTTACAAGTAGCGGTTGCGGAAACTATATTGCCGAAGGTGCAGGTAACGTTACTAAAGATGATCAAATAGAATACATACAAAGCGAAGCTGATATTCAAATTAACTTTGAAACACCGTTTGATATGGGCACGCCGTGGTACAAGATGGAACAGTACAAGTTCACAGGCATGTATCAGGTATTAACTATTGACAACAGTTTTACTCGTGAAGGTTTTACACAGGTTCTAAATTGTATCAGACATAGAAACCAAGGAGCCGGCACAGCTTCCGCACCGATTGAAGAAGGTGATATTGGCAACTCGGTAACCTTAGTTGAACCTGGTACAAACTTTAAAGGAACAGTATAAATGGTAGCATCACAAGAAGACTTTAGTACTACTTCTAAACATACTTCATTAGCAACCGGCGTTCGTGTAAACCCAGGCATTTATGTTGGCCGAGTAGAAAACAATCTTGACCCAGGACGAATGGGACAGATCGAAGTAAGCTTATTTGCTTCTGGTAAAGCAGGCTCGAGTATTCCCGGTGACAAAGGAACTGTAGTAGTTGCTAAACGTACAACACCGTTTGGTGGTCAATTATCAGCAGCTGGTCTTACTAAAACAGACGCATATGATAACAATCAGCAAAGCTACGGTCTATGGGCAACGCCGCCGGACGTAGGTACTTTTGTATTAGTGCTTGTTACAGAAGGCGGAGACGGCGAAGCATACTACGTAGGTTTTATTCCTGACCCGTATATGAACGCTAACATGTTTAATAACTTTGAAGCTGAGTATAATAAAAGAGCAAGACCTGCGGTAACTAATGACCCAAGTAGTAACGAAAGACAGCTTAACGAAACGGGACCGTTTAAAGGAAACAGTTCTCCTAGTGCGTCGTTATATGACAACAGAGTTAAGCTAGAAAAAGTTAACGGACTATGGGCAGATCCAGACCGCGGCCCGCAAACTTCAAGTCCAAGAAGAGAGATACCGTCGAACGTGTTAGGCCTATCAAGTGCTGGACCACCGAAGTACTCTGGTCCTATGATGAACAGAACTGCTCACGAAGAAGGAAAGATGGTCGGCGAAAGACCATTCTCAAGACTCGGTGGCACCAACATAGTAATGGACGACGGCAACCCAGGACTACAACGCACAATGCTTGCTAAAGATGGTAAGCGTGAATACGTTCCGGCACCGGGCGGCGAGGACACTATACCTCACAGTGAGCAATTCAGAATTGAAACTCGCACAGGGCATAAAATTATTATGCATAACAGTGAAGATTTTATTACTATTATTCATTCTAATGGTGATAGCTGGATGGAATTTACAGCCAACGGTAAGATCGACGTTTACTCACGTGGCGGCATAAGCATGGCTACTGAGAAAGATGAAAAAGCAGGAATAAACTTTCATGCGCATCAACTTAACATTGATGTAGACGAACTAAACATTTCAGCTAAGACTGCTATTAACATTGAGCAAAGACCAGATCCAGACCAAGATCCTATATTTGCCTTAAAAGTAAAAGACGGTAAGTTCGACGTTCAGGCCACTAAAGGCATTGACATAAGAAATAAAGAAGAGTTTGCTTCAGGCGACACTACTTTTAAGTTAAAATATAACTACGATAACGATGAGTTTGAATTTAATCCTACAAGAAAAACCCAGATAACAACTAGTGATCAAACCATTTCGATTAAAGGCAACTTTATAGTTGCTGGTAATGTACAAGGTAATGATGTCATCACTGATGAGTCGGGGTCTATGGAAGTAGATACAATACCTTCAGACGATCAACCAATGCAGTATGATGAAATGCCAGAAATGATTCAAGAGTTGCCTGCTAACTTTGAAATGCTCGACGAAGAAAAAGCAAAGTATTCAGATGTTACTGAAACACTAAAAACACCATTAAGACGTGTACCGCGGAAGCAGCCGTGGAAACAAACCGAAAACTTAGATCCTACAAAATACACACCAGAGAAAATTTTGTACGGTGTAGAGAAAACAGAAGATTCAGAGCCGGCATATGCTAAGAATTCTTGGCACTTGGATACAGGTAACGCAAACGTAAAAGTACATGAAGATAGAGGAGGCTACTAATGGCTAAATTAGAGAAAAAACTTTACAAGGAAGTAGTAGTACCATCACGTAATTCTTTCGACTACGGGTTGCCCGGCAGAACATATGTTGGCTTTTCTACTACTGATCCGACTCGCAAAGGCGCAACAGTATATGATTTTGAATGTATTAAACAGGATATCATTAACCACTTCCATATACGTCAAGGTGAAAAGCTAGGCGATCCTACGTTTGGTACTATTATTTGGGATGTACTATTCGAGCCGTTAACAGACACACTTAAAGAAGCCATAACAAAAAACGTTACTGAAATCTGTAACTTTGATCCTCGTGTAGCAGTCGATAAGATCACTGTTGACCAGTACGAACACGGTGTGCAAATTGAAGCTAGTGTGCTGTACAGACCTTACAATTTAACAGAATATATGCAGCTTAGGTTCGATCAAAGAGCTGGGTTCTTGCTACCTACAACGCAGAATATTCAAAGAAGCTCAGTACCGTACGGAGCCAACCTGTCTTAAAAAACACTAGTTTTATCCTGGATAAATATTATATTACGAGGATAACGAAATGTCAACAACAGACAGACAGAATAGACTTTTAGTTGCTGAAGACTGGAAGCGCATTTATCAAAGCTTTAGAAACGCTGAGTTTTTATCATATGACTTTGATAACTTACGCCGTACAATGGTTACTTACCTTAGGACTAATTACCCTGAGGACTTTAACGACTATATCGAATCTAGCGAGTACATGGCGCTTGTTGATCTTATTGCTTACTTGGGGCAAAGCTTTTCGTTTAGAACAGATCTAAATGCTAGAGAAAACTTCCTTGAAACAGCAGAAAGAAGAGAAAGTGTCTTACGTCTAGCTAGGCTACTAAGTTATCATGCTAAGCGCAACCAGTCAGCAAACGGCTTACTGAAGCTACACAGTGTTGCTACGTCTGAACGTATTTTTGACAGCAGCGGACTAAACTTAGCTGGTACACAAGTTGTTTGGAACGATCTAACAAACGCAAACAGTCATGAGCAAATTACAAAAATCCTCAACGCTGCTCTACCTGTGAATGCTGGGATTGGAAATCCAATTGCTAAAGATACAGTAAACGGTGTATACACTGAGCAATACCGTGTTAATTCTAACAACGAAGACTTACCATTGTTTCCGTTTACTCGAGCTGTAAATGGTGTAAACAAAAAGTTTGAAGTTGTAAGTACAAAAATATCCGAAGGGATGATACAAGAAGAAGATCCGTTCTTAGGTAATAAGTTTTCGTTTATATACCAAGACGACGGCAAAGGCAAAGCAAGTGACTCTAACGGTTACTTTACACACTTTAGACAAGGCGAGCTGGTAGACGGCACATTCTTCTTATCTAACCCAACTACTAATCAAGTAGTTGCCATTGACGACATTAACATTAACGAAACTGATGTTTGGCTTTACTCCCTTGATGACGCTGGTAGAGAAGCTGAGCTATGGACAAAGGTTAGTGCTACTGAAGGTAACAACGTAATTTACAACAGTGTTGAAAAAGGCGTTAAGAACATTTACAGTGTACAGACACGTATTGAAGATAGAATGAGCTTGGTATTCGGTGACGGCGTTTTTGGTAATGTGCCAAAAGGTAATTTCAAAGTTTATTACAGAATAAGCGACTCTTCTACAACTATTATTACGCCTAATAACTTAGGTACTATAACAGTATCAATACCGTATATCAGTCATACAAATAAACTAGAAACGTTGTCGCTTACATTACAGCTAAAAACAGCAATTGACAACGGCGCAGCTTCAGAATCAAATGAAAATATTAAAAATAATGCGCCTAGTAACTACTACACTCAGAATAGAATGATTACAGCTGAAGATTACCAAGTAGCTCCGCTAACACGTAATCAAGAAGTTGTAAAAGTAAAAAGTGTCAATCGTACTAGCAGTGGTATTAGTAGATATTTTGATTTAATTGACAGCACCGGAAGATACAGTAAAACTAATCTTTTTGGTAATGACGGTATTATCTACAAAGAAGATAGTACTCGAAAGACTAACTTTATTTACGAAACTAAAACTGACATCGAAGGTGCTATAGAAAACACAATCCAGCCGTTACTTAAAGATTACAACATACGTAATTTTTATTATAACGAATACCCAGTACTGTCTGTTGCTGATAGCAACTATACCTGGGACAGCAAGACAACTAAAACAAATCAAAATACAGGATTTGTAACTGATGCTAGTGGTGAGAATATTCCGTTAGGTAGTTTTTCTAAATCTTCGCTTAGTTTACTAGTACCAAACACACTTATAAAATTTACAGCGCCAGACGGCTTTCACTTTATGGAAGACAATACTTTAATGGCAGGCGCAGCTAACCACACCGGCGCTAAGACGTATATTTGGTCTAAGATAATAAGTGTACAAGGCGACGGTACAGACGCAGGCACAGACAGCTCCGGGGCTGTTAAACTTACTGATAGTATTCCAACTGGCGCTAAGCTTGATAGAGTTATTCCTAAGTTAGCAAACATTATTACCGACGACATAAAAGTTCAAATTATAGATCAATGTTTTTCTAATAACACGTTTGGTTTACGATTTGATAGTACTAGTCAAGAGTGGAAAGTAATTACACTAGACAACTTGGATTTAATTAGCAACTTCTCGCTAACAAAAGCAGGCAATACTTCAAGTGAGCAAGTTGACTCAAGTTGGATATTGTTGTTTGAGCCAGTTGGAAAAAAGTATAACATTACATATCGTACAAGTCGTTATGTTTTTGAAAGCCCCGCTGAGATTAGGTTCTTCTTTGACTCTTCAGATAAAGTATTTGAAACTACATCTGGTAAAGTTATTAAGGATAAAATTTCAGTATTGAGTATTAATACAAAGCCCGATAGCTTAGAATCTTTCACTACTGATTTTGATTGGGAAATCGTAGCAACTGTTAGAGACTCTGACGGATATGTTGATAGTAGTAAAATTGAAATTACATTCTTTGACAGTGACGAAGATGGAGTAGTAGATGACCCTAATTTGTTTGAACAAATAGTTGCCGAAGACATTAACGAAACTAGTAAAGTAGTGTTTAGGAAAAAGCAAACAAATATCGACGGCACTGAGACATACAATTACTTTGATAACTCAAATGATGCTATTGTTATATTTGCTAAGCGTAGTGATTTACAAGTTACCAGCGTTTACGATGATGGGCAAATTTTCTACTTTATACAAGAAAATTTATTCCAGGTTTTAAACAAAGAAACAAGCCAACTGTTGACTACAGCGGATTATGTAGGTTACAAAGGTAGAGACAACATTAAATTCCATTATGTTCATGCTGCGGATAAGGATCGACGTTTAGATCCAAGCGCAAGTAACATAATTGATGTATACATGTTAACTGCTGCTTATGATACGCAGTTTAGGCTTTACTTACAAGATCAAGCAACTTATCCGCTCCCAGCAAGTAGTGATCAACTGTACTTAAATTACAGTACAGAGCTTAACAAAATTAAGTCAATTAGTGATGAAATTGTTTATCATCCGGTTAAGTATAAGATACTATTTGGCAATAAAGCAGACTCTAACTTGCAAGCAACATTTAAAATTGTAAAGAATCCAGAAGTAGTTATTAATGATAATGACTTAATAGCTCAAACACTATCTGCTATTAACGAATTCTTTGCTTTGGAAAATTGGGACTTTGGCGACACGTTCTACTTCTCAGAACTAACGGCATATGTACTACAGCAACTAAGTCCAAACTTGGTAACATTTGTAGTTGTTCCGAATAGTTCATTAGACGTATTTGGTAGTTTGTTTGAAGTAAAAGCAGAAGCAGACGAAATATTCATCAGCGGCGCACGAGTTAGTGATGTTGAGATTATTGACGAAGTGACTGCTACTAAATTACAGACAACTGGCAATATTTCTACAAGTACTACCGCAGTAAATACAGGTATTCAGAGCACGAGTTTAAGTGTATCAACTACAAACTCGACAACAGGAGGTAGCTATTAACAATGGCTTACGATAATTTTCAAGACGAACCAAAGCTTCCAGTAAAAGGAAAGTCAAAGCGTAGAAGTGAAGAACACTTACCTCGTATTTTTAGAACACCTTCTAACTCAAAGTTTCTTGGATCTACATTAGATCAAATGATACAACCCGGTGTTGTAAACAAGCTCAATGGCTATGTAGGACGTAAAACTGCTAAGGCATTTACAGCAGATGACGTGTATGTTCAAGACGTAAGCACTTCACGTGAAGATTATCAGCTGGAGTCGGCAGCCGTAGCTAAAGACGAGTTGGGTAACGTTCTGCTTTATAGAGACTACAACGATTACATGAATAGTCTTAAAAACTACAACAGATCGATCCAAGACCATAACGTAGTAAACGAGCAAGAATTCTATGCTTGGAACCCGTACATTGACTGGGATAAGTTTACTAACTTTAGAGAGTACTTTTGGTTACCAACCGGACCACAAACTATTAGCATTGCTGGCCAAAGCACCGAAGTCGAAAGCACATTTACAGTACGATTAAGTGATAACCTAGACTCGTACAGTTACGTGTTCACGCCGGACGGCGAAACACCTAATCCGTCGCTAACTTTGTACAGGGGCGTAAAGTATAAGTTTGATGTAGACCTTCCGGACTTTCCAATTACGTTTAAGTCTAAGCTCACAACCGACACTGAGTTTGATCTTGATAGCTCTTCTATTCTATTGTACGAAGGCGTCGATGTTCAAGGATTAGAAAAAGGTGTAGTGACTATTGAGCTAAGCACAGCAGCGCCTGACAATATTTGGTATGTCGCTGCTAACGACATTAATATCCATGGCAAGATTGAAATTAAAGATCTTCAAGATGCTTCTGCTATTAATGTTGACAGCGAAATTGTTGGAATGAAAACATACACTTCTGGTAATGGTATAGCACTTAGTAATGGAATGAAAATTCAGTTTATTGGTAATGTTACACCGGCATCATACGCTAACAAAGAGTTTTACGTAGAAGGAATAGGTTCAAGTATTAAACTTATAGCTGAAGACTCGTTAGACGTTGCTACTGAGTTTACTGAGGAAATTACTGTTAACTTTGACACAGTGGGCTTTGATAACTTACCGTACAGTAAAGCACTTGGATACTCGCAAGACAAAGATTACATTACAATTAATCGTTCAGCAAATGACGGTAATTTATGGACAAGACATAACCGTTGGTTCCATAAGAGT